AATTTAAAAAAATCATTAAATGCTAAACTTAATACCTCAAAGGTTGTATTAAACGCATCTGCTACTTTTTGGTTCTGATTAAATACCTCTGCTAACTTTGCAAAAGCAGCAACTGCTAAACCAATACCTGCAGCTTTAAGTGCGTTACCAATTCCCTTAACACCTTTTGCTACACCTCCTGTTGTATCTTTTACTTCTTCAAGGTTGTCATCTATACGCTGTACGCTTTTAGCTACACCATCTAAATCCTTTTGTGCTTTATCTACTTTAGCTTCAAGTTCTATTGTCTTTTTTACTGCCATTGTCTAAATTGTTTATATGCTTCTTTTATAGATTCAGGGTATTTATTTTTACCCATAGCTATATCTATGTATTCTCCTTTCCACTTTTCGCTTCTTGCAAATTCTAATAAGTCTAATATATTTTGTATCACGGACATTCGTATTTTTGTACTACTGTTGAAGTTGCTGTTTCTATTATTATAAATCCTAATATTCTACCATCCCTACAAATATTTTGTGGACAAGGTGTAATTTTTTCTCCATACGCTAAAGCCATATATGGTGCTAACGTTTTATTAAATGGACTTCTATATACATTTAAAGAATTAAATGAATTTATACCACCATCATATGTTCTTTTACTACCAAGTTTAACTTTATCTCCTATTTCAGGGTATTCTTCTACACCACTATGATAAAAAGGACCACCTAATGTTACAATATCACCACATCCATATTGTTCAGGATTTTGTACACCACCACCTTGTAGTACGTATAAATCGTTAAACGCAGGTATTTCTTCAAATGGTGAAGGATTGTAATCATATGGGTCAGTTGGGTCACCTATTGCTGCAAATCTACAACTGAAAGGTATTTCTCTTGGTATCACTTGACAAGAACCAAACTGCCTTCTATCTTTAATCACTCCATTGACAACGTGTACACTAAAACCACAATTTAATTTTGCAGGTTGTATATTTTGTGCAGTACCATCAGAGTTCCATCCCCATTGAGCATAATATCCATCAGGTACTGTTGCTTTAGTTTCTGTTGAGGTTGTTGCAGTTCCGTTTATAAATCCAAAATCTGATTTTCTTTCATCATTCCAATTTGTATAGACCGCAGTACCTTCGTTGTAGAATAAATTATAATTTTGGCTTGTAGTACTAAAGTTTATATTAGATGTACCACTTGGTATTGCAACATCTTTAAATGGTATAGAAGAAGAAGCAAATACTTGAGAATCATTTTCTGCATCTACTCTTGATGTAGCACTATAAGCAAACCCTACTCCTGAATTTACCTTTGTACCATTTATGGTAGCAGGTATGCTCATTTGTGTTTCTAACATACTAGATAAACCATTAGAAGTAACATTGTATTGTGTTGTTATTGCTCCACTTGGTATTGGAATACCTTCTACTACATAAGGCACTATTTTAGATTGTATTTCAAATGCACCTGATGTTACGTAGTCTACAAAATCACCATCATCTGTTTTTATTCTTACCGTTCTAATTACATCAGCAGGATTATCTGCAGTAGTAGATATTACGTAATTTACAGATGTTGCTGTTTCTGTGTATGGTGATGCAGGTACTGTATCGGATGATGTAATTGTTGTTAACGCATCTGCTTGGTCAAATTCTTCATCTGTGTTTGTTCTTGTATAGAATCTATAATAAATAACAGATGGATGTGTTAAGCCTGTAAGTTCTAATAGTTTTTCACCTTCTGTTTTATCGTCTGTTATTCTATGTTGCGTAACTCCTGATGTTCCTATAATAGCATCTAAATCATCTCCTACTAAATCATTATAAGTAGAACTATAAATAAAACCATATTCGTCTAAACTTGGTGTTTCTCCTATTTCACCTAATTCATCTATCTTACCTCTTAATGTTACTGCAGTAGATGAGTTGTTTGTCAGTTGGTCTACATCAGGTGTACTAATTGTAGCTATAGTTACTACAAGCGGTTCATCTACTACTTGTGGTATATTGCTTATAGCTGTATCAGCAGGAACTTCTTCATCAAATGTTACAATAGGTAATTCACCTGCTCCACAAGTTATATCTCCTTTAATTAATGTTGAATCAGCAGTAAGTTCTGTACTGTCTGTTGTATAACAATCTACTTCAGGAGTAAATTTAAGTGGTATAACAGGTTGTATTTCTTGTGTTTTTTCTTCTATAACACCTACTACCTCTTCTTTAATATTAATTAATTCTAATGTAGAAAGGTTGTTTTCAAAGTTTGTTGTTATTTTATTTATCTTATATAGCCTATCAAATATTATAACCTTGTCAGCAAGAGATAAATTGTGCAACATCTTAATAGGTAAGTATGCTTTTACAGTTGTTAATCTTCTTTGCTTATCAAATATTTCTGTTACGTACTTTTTGTAGTATTGGTCAAATAATGTTTTCTGATATGGTATGTTTGTAAACTCGTTTTTCTCTGCGTTAAAGTTTATATTCTCTGATTCATCTGTACCTGTAATAGATGTTTGTGTTGTTGCTACAGAATTAGATGGTATATATATAGATGATTGAGATGTTAATGTACCATTGCTGTCTATAACACCTATCTGTTGTGTTTTAAGAATAGGATAAAAAAGTAATGGCTTACCTAAATTAGGTTGTTGTTTTATATCAGCACTCCAACCCCATTGTGTATCCGTGTTATTACCATCTGCTACGTTTACTAATCTTTCATATTTAAAATGTTCAAAAGGTAATTTAACTGTATAAGTTTCTCCCTCAAACTTTGCACTTGCTTGGAATCTATTCTCACCCCATCCTACATTAAATAACTCTTTGTGGTTTTTAGCAAAAAAGTTATCTAAACCTTCATAGGTAAAGTCTATTTGTTTAAATGGTAATACACTATCTACCATTAAACTTTCTTTATCTAAATTTTGTGTTATATCCCACTTTTTATCACTTCTATTGTAAAACTCATCTAATGTTTTAACAACTAATATACCTTGTTCATTTTGGAAAGCTGTAAGGTTAAACATCTTAAACAATCCTGTAAGGAAGTCTATTACTTTTATTTCAGGTAATTGATTAGATATATTTAATGTTACATCCGATAATATAGATGCTGTGCCTGTGAAGTGTATATCAGCAGTACCACTAACTCTTCTTTTTCTTTGTACATAAAATCTAATATCATAAGTAGATGGTGTATCTGTTTCTATACCAAAACTATAATCTCCTGTGTTTAAAGGTAGTTCTCTTATTTCTGCATACTCTCCTGTTAATCCATCATATCTTTGAAATACATTTCCGTTTTCAAATATTACAAAGTTGTATTCTACCGTATCGTTGCTCGGAACAACAGTAACATCTAATAGCCTTTCTTTTTTTGCTCTACCTGTTGATTGGTCAGGGGGAGGTGTGGTAAAGTAATTGTTTCTTAAATCTACTACATCACCATTAGTATAAGTTACTTCAAAATCACCAACAGTTGCAATGTTGCCTTCATCTTCAAATAAGCCTCCTGTTTTATTGTGTAACCATAAATATAAATTATAAAATTGTGGATTTGTAGTGTTAAAGAAATCTTCACTAAACTCTATTCCATACTGAAACTCAATAGCTTTAATTATAGGATATATTCTTAAAGCAGGTTTTAACTGTGATAGTTCTAATCCGTGAGCAGTTCCTGCTTCATAAGCTATATTGTTTTGTGTTGCTGTATTGTCTGATGAATCACTTGTATCGTATATAAATCTTTTAGTGTGAGATATTAAAGGAAATATAATAGCATCTGTATAAGTTTCTAATTTAGATGTTATGTCTAATCCATCACTTAAATATGTTTTAATATTTGCATCAGAATAAGTAAAAGTAAAATCTGATGTAATCATTTTTAAGGCACTCAAATAATCATCTCCTACAAGGTCAGGTAAATTAACTGTGCTGCCAAAGAATGTTAACTTATAAGTATGTGGTTTATTTAAACGTAGTGTACTACCTTCTAATTTTATTTTACCTTTTTTAAATGGTTTATGATTTAAGTGTAAAATAGCATCAAACTTTCTTCTTGCATCAAAATCTAATATGTTATAATTGTAGAAGTGTTTAAATATTTTGTTATTGTTTTTACTTGCAGGTACATCAAAGGTTTTTGTATAGTCAGTAAATACCTTTTCTATATCTCTTACATCTTGTATTGATTGTGTGAGTTGTACACTTTCGTCATCAAACAATTCTATTTGCTGATATAGTGTAGATATATCTCTATTCTTTATGTATAACTGTAGTTTTAACATTAACGTACACTATTAATTTTTGTAAATGCAAATTCTAATTCTACTGTGTAATTTATTAGCTTATCGTTTAATACAGTTTTGTATGCTAATGATTTTGATTTAGGTAATACAGGAAGTGTTTTGTTCTCGTATCTTATCCATACGTTTTCTGATAAGAACATTTCTTCTATAGTACTATTCATATCTTCTTTAATAAATCCTGTATTTACCGTTAGTGAAGTTTGTGCATTAACATTATATCTTTCACTTTGTGCTGCATTTGTAGCGTAACTTGTTGTATTGTTTACTATTGTGTTTCTTCTGAACCTTTCGTCTGTTACATTTAGGTTTTCCATTGATTTTTTAAACATATACAAATCTTGGAAAGCACCGTACTTATTTACAAAAGTTATCTTGTAAGGTGTAAACTTTGGTTCACAAATATTTGTAACAGATATGGTTTTTAGTAATGTAGAATCGTCTGTATCATAAACCTGTATAGTAGAACTGTCAGCAGGTATGGTTACATATTGTATTTTTTGGTTTGTATTACCATCGTCAGTTATTTCTGTATCACTGCCATCTATTGTTACTTTACCAACACCTTCTCCAAATATTGGTAGTTTTCCTGCTGTGCCTTCAGGTAAATAAATATTGTTAGCGGTAATTAATGCGTTTCTTGATAGTTCAGGGTTTACCTCATCTTCAAAATAACCATATCCATCTAAAGCTAAATAAGTATTGTTTTGTGGGTTACTATATGTATAAGGTTGATTATTCTCATCAAATAAATTTGTAATAGCAGTTACCCAAACACACTTTGATAAATAGTCATTGTTAAAGTCTACATTAATGTAATCTCTTATAAGTTCTGAAACCTCAAAATTAATTTTATCATCTGCATTGATTCTTTCTTTTTGTATTGTATATTTTAAATCAGAACTTGTATAAGAACCTGATGTACCTGTATAAATATATAAACTTAACTGTGCTGTACTTATTGCCATAATTATAAATTTGTAAAACTTCCTGAACCTCCTACATCACAATTTGCCATTGCAACATTAGTAACTATTCCATTGTTATCAATTAACCATACTACATAAGAACCAACCCCAATACCTGCTCCTGCATTTATAGATGATGTTCTTACTGCGTAATATAAATTTTGTCCTGCAAAAGCAGTCCCTTGTTTACATACTGTTTTACCTTTTGCTGTTGTTGTGTTAGATGCAGTTGAAACTATTGCGGTAGTAGTAGCAAATGTATTATCACAAAAATCCGTTGGTGATACCCTACCTGTAGAAATAAAATAAGGGTTGCTTCCACAAGCACCTAAAGATGCAGGTTGTGTTATTGTTTTAGTACAAGTAATTGTTTGTGTACCATCTCCTGTATTAGAATACCCACTTGGTATTAACACAGTAAAATCTACTGTTCTGTCTGTTTCTGTATTTACCTCTGCAAAACTTATAGGTGTAAAACTCTGTATTGTGCCTAACTGTGATTTGCCAATATGTATATCACCTCTTGTGCTTATACCTTGCTCTGTTAAGTTTGCTATATCACAATCAAAAGTAGGTAAAGTATTAGTAGCTTGTTGTGAGAATGTTTTTTCACATATTACTGTTGCTCCTGCGTTTGTATATCCTGCAGGTGCAGTTAAATCAAAATACAACGTTACATCTTGTGCAGTACTTCCTGTGTTTGCTGCAACGCTTGTAATGTGTGAGCCTCCTGATGTTAAACTTTTTGCAGTTATTTCTGCTATAGTTACAGGGTCTGTAATAGTTCCATCTTGTGCTATACTCCCTCCGCTATTATCAAGGTTGGCATCTGTACAATCAAAAGCATCTGATAAACCATTTACTGTAACTGATATAGATTGAACTGCTGTACAAGTACCTGATGCACTTTCATACGCTTCTATGTATATTGTTTCAGTACCTCCTATTTGATTAGAAGTTAGTGTTAATGTATTTGATGATATACCTGCAGTTACTAAATTATTGTGGAAGTTTATTATATTATATCCTGCTATCGTGCCACCTGTAAAGTAAGATGATAAATCTACAGTTACACTACTACCTCCTACTGTAATAGTTTGTGCAGGGACACTACCACTTGTTGTAACATTTTGCGTACAAGTTGTGCCTGCTACAAATGCAGGTTGAGTTGCTGATACATCACAAGTGATAAATCCATCTGTATCTGTGTTACTAAAACCTATTGGTATTTGGATTGTAAGTGTTACTGTTCTACTTGTTGGTGAAGATACTGTTGCAAACTTTTCGGTATCAACTCCTATTATTGTACCATAGTCTAAAGTAGGTAGTGTAAGAATACCTTGTTGATTTATGCTAAAGTTTCTTGGGTTAGCAACGTGACAATCAAATACAGGAGTAGGTATTGTAGGCTCACTATAGGCTAAAAAATATGGACTTCTTACGTTTATCTTTGTACTCATCTTAATCTATCTTGTTTTAATGTAAATGCCAAGAAATCTTCTACGTCTAAACCAAACTTTTCTACAAGTTCATCAGGTAGTTTCTTAAATGCTTGTTCAAATGGTTTAGTAAAAAATAAACTTGGTTTAATTCCTTTTTTGTATATACTTCTTGCTATTAAATATCCTATCGTATTATAGTTGCCTTTTTTAAACTTTCCTTCTGCATCTCTTAATCTTATATTTCTACTCTTTGCCCATTGTGCTAATGGTTTTATAGGAGGCATCTTTGATTTATATGAGAACGGTGTATTGTATTTCTTTTCAACACCACTTACTCCTTTATCTTGATATACTCCATATTCTTCCATTTCAAACTCCAAGAGAATAGAATTAGGCATTTCCTTTACATTACCCTTCAAACTATTATAAAGTTCTTTAGAAACGTTCTTACGCCCTTTAGAAAGCCTTGTACGTGCTTGTTGTATAACAAACGATTTAAACGCTTCTAATGCTTCTTGTGTTTTTGTTAGTCGCATATTGTCATATCGTTTTGTACTACTACATCAAATGTTGCTGCCCATCCTGCTAACTTGTTTTCAAATCTATCTACAAATGGTTCACAGCTTACATCCCCTTCTACTTGGTATAGGTCTGTATATAAGTCACCTCTTTGTAATGTGTTTATTACTCTTGTCTGTAAAGCTAATTGAGTGTTTAACACATCTTGTTCGTTATCGTTTCCTACAAATATATCTGTAACCTCATCTTTGCTTATATCTACAATATCCATAGAAAGAATACTAATATTGAATGTAAGTGTTTTAGTTCCTACTGTGGTGTTGTTTACTATGATATGAGATAAAGGAAAGATAGTTTGTTTATTCAAATCAACATCATCAAGAGAACCGAATGTAACTGTATTTACAAATGGCTCTGCTATAAGTGTATCTTTTAGTTTATCTGTTACGTTGTAAAACCCTTTCATCGTTTCTTAATCAGTTTCTTTTCTAATTCTATTTTATCTTTTTCAAATGCCAAATACATTAAGCACTCGTGTACGTTGATTTTGGTAACCTCATCAAACTTGGTAACATCTCCTTTAGAGATTCCATAGACTGATTGATACCAACCCCACTTGCTTCCAAACGTTCCTTCTGTTGAGTAGTCAGCTTGTTCGCTTCCTTCTGTAAATAGTTCAGGATAGTTTGTATTAACTCGTTGTTTAAATTCCAAAAAAAAACCATAGCAGCAAAGACAACATCTAAAGGCATATACTTTAATCTGTCGTTCATTCCGTTATAGGTTTCTATATTATACTTATGTCCTTTCTTAAATGTAATTGGTCTGTATAAAACACTCATAGCTTTGTGCATACTTTGCCAATCTCCCAAGTTCTCATCAAGGTCTATATACTCTCCTAAAGTCATATCATCTAATACAGGTATAAAACCGTACTCTACACCTGCTAATTGAAAAGTAGGAATCAATGTATGCTTTGTATCAAATACTTTGTTTAGGTGTACTGCTATCTCTTGTACTGACTTGTATTTAATCTCTGCTACATCCTTTAAGTCAAGATTACAAAATATCTCTACCATCTTTTGAAGTAAGAACGTAGAACCTTGATTGTCCTCTGTATTCAGCTTCTCAAATCTTTGATACTGTTCTAATGTAATCTCGTTAAGTGAATCAGGTACGTTTATCTCTACTTTCATATAATTACAATAAATAAGTTACTAATATGTATAAAAAGGAAAAGGTAGCTAAATGCTACCCAATCCCAAACAAAATCAAATGAAAAAAGTTACTGTTTTAAGATAAACCTTTTGTAAGCGTATCTATATGCTGTTTCTATTGCTTGTTCTAATTCTTTACTGTTTTGTACGTATGTTTCACTTCCTTCTACATTACCTTTGCCTTTGTAGTCTATATACAGGGTTACATCAGAACCTTTTTGACCACCACGCTTTGTAGGTTTCTGTACTACATATATTTCTTCGTACCAACAGCTTTCTCTCATTTTAAAATAATCCAACTATCTTATCACTTATATCGTTTGCCCATAACATAAAGTATAAGAACATATACATTGATGCGTATGATAGTGCTACAAATGCAGCAGCTTGTGCTATTACTTTCAACACATTCTTACGATTTTGTTTCTTTGTTAGTTCTTTGATTAAAATGTACTCTGTTTGATTTTCCATTATTGTTGTATTAATTAAACTTTGTTTACATCAAAGATATAAACTTTTTTTTAACAAACAAATTAATATATAAAATATTCTCCTTTATTAGGATTCTCTAATTGGTCTGTTAATACGTACCGTGCAGCATCTATACAGTCAGGATGCTCACCTGTAGGTTTTTGTAAAGTGT